CAAAACAGAGAACAGCGAAAATAGAAGACCACATTTTTTATAGATGGGACACTCAATGACATTTGATGAGTATCAAGAATTTGCACGATCAACAGCAATCTATCCAGAAGATTGTAAGGTAACATATCCTACACTTGGTTTGTGTGGAGAGGCTGGTGAGGTTGCAGAGAAGGTAAAGAAGAATATTCGGGATGGTAAATCTTTGGATGGAGTCGGACTAGAACTAGGTGATGTACTTTGGTATATCTCTGCTCTTGCTGATGATCTTGGTGTAACTTTAGAAGAAGTTGCACAAGCAAACGTAGACAAGTTACAATCAAGAAAAGACCGTGGTAAGATTGGTGGCAGTGGAGATAATCGATGAACATTTTTTATCTAGATTGTGACCCACAAATTGCAGCTCAGATGCATTGCGATAAGCATGTGGTCAAGATGATACTTGAGTCTGCTCAGATGTTATCTACCACTCATCGTGTTCTTGATGGTGATGATTATGCCGACTACAACGGACTGTACAAAATGGCTCACAGAAATCATCCTAGTACTAAATGGGTTCGTGAGAGTTCAAAGAACTATTCTTGGTTATACAATCATATGTGTTATCTTATGGAAGAGTATACATATCGTTATGGAAAACACCATGCCACTGAGCGATTGTGGACACCGTTAGGTATTCGTCCAGAGAATATAATTATGCGGCCGTTCACTGACCCGCCACAATGTATGCCTAATTATTGTAAGAATGATGATGCTGTATCTGCATATCAAAATTACTATATATTAGAGAAGTCAGATTTTGCAACGTGGAAACGTAGAGATAAGCCGGAGTGGTTTCATGCAGGAGAAAAGGAATGTGCTTGATATGAATAACTTATTGAAAAGAGAAGTTTACGAATTGCAAAAAGGTCTGCAAAATTCTTTTATTAGACAGAAAAATTTGATAGAGAGAATAGATGAACTTACTGCAAAGGTTGTTATTTTGGGGGCCGATCCTAATCAATTGGAGTTGAAACTTTAATGCCGACATATACATTTATTGATAACAACACGGGACTAACCTTTGATGAATTTATGGGTATGGATAAGAGAGAAAAATATCTTAAAGACAACCCTCACATTCATCAAGTTCCAGTAATGTTTGCATTTGTAGGTGATCATATTATGGGTGTTGGTCCTAAAACTGATGGCGGATTTAATGAACGTATGGAACAGATAGCAAACTCACATCCCCACTCTCCTTTATCAGACAGGTATGGGGGCAAATCAAAATCGGTTAAGGAAATTAAAACAAGGAACGTATTGAAAAAACATAGGGTGATATAAATAGATATGATGGTGCGGGCGAGAAATCAAACTTCAGCACCGGCGCACAGCGTTGATGTAAGCTGGGAAGTCCCTCCGCCTATGTGCCATAGAGAGGGAAGGGTTGATGGCCCCGGTCATCATTCATGGGCCCTTCCCTCTTGACTTTCATATAATCATATAATTGGAATATAAGATGGCAAGCAATAAAAAAAATAAAGAGATCAATTTTAATAATCTTGTAACTATTAAATCAATTACCGATAATCAAAAGGTAGTTTTTGATTCTTGGAAAAAGGATAAGAATCAATTTTTGTTTGGTGCTGCTGGTACAGGCAAAACTTTTATATCACTCTATCTTGCGTTAAAAGATGTGATGAATTTAAAGAGCCCCTATAATAAAGTAGTTCTTGTTCGATCACTTATCCCTACCAGAGAGATTGGATTTCTACCAGGCGACGAGGAAGATAAGGCTGCATTGTATCAAATACCATATCAGAACATGGTGCAGTTCATGTTTGAAATGCCTAATGAACAACAATTTAATTCATTATATGATAGACTCAAAGGTCAGGGCACTCTGTTCTTTTTGTCAACTTCTTTTTTAAGAGGATTGACATTTGACAATTCAATCATTATAGTAGATGAGTGTCAGAACCTTAATTTCCATGAACTAGATACGATTATCACTAGGGTAGGACAGGATTCAAAGATTGTATTCTGTGGAGATTTTGATCAAACTGATTTGGTCAAACAGAGTGAAAAGAGTGGTTTACACTATTTTCTACAAATTTTGCAAGAGATGGAAGAATTTAATTGCGTAGAATTTACTATTGGAGATATTGTTCGTAGTGGTTTTGTTCGCAGCTATCTTATCAATAAGATTAAGCTTGGTATAGGTATTGAATAATGGATTTAGAAAAGTTAGAAGAAGAGTTGGAAATTGATGAAGGATGTAAATACGAAATATATCTTGATCATCTTGGCTATCATACTTTTGGCATCGGTCATCTTGTTACTAAGAATGACCCCGAATACGGCTGGGAAGTCGGAACGTCCATTGATACTTTTAGAGTCCATGATACCTTCGAGTCGGATATCGAAACAGTATTGTCTGACTGCACTAAGTTATATGAAGACTTCGAAGATTTGCCGGAAGAGGCTCAAAGAGTTATTGCCAATATGATGTTCAATATGGGATATACTCGTTTAAGTAAATTTAAAGGCATGAAACGTGGTGTGGATGCAAGAGATTGGAATACAGCTGCTGATGAAATGGTAGATAGTAGATGGTATAATCAAGTAACCAATCGAGCAAATCGTTTAGTTAAAAGGATGAGAAGTTTAGAATGATATCAAAATATAATCATGTATCAGTGGAATTACCAGAACTAGAAACTAAAACAATAAACCATCAAAGATTCTATGTAACACCAAAGGAAAATTATTATCCATCGATTACAACCGTTTTATCAATCCGAAATAAAAAAGGATTGATGGAATGGCGTAAGCGTGTTGGGAATGATGTTGCAAACTATGTTGCAAGAACTGCTTCTGCAAGAGGAATCAAAGTACATCATATGTGTGAGGATTATCTGAATAATCAGGCCTTATATTTTCCTAATAAATGGGCAGAATATAAAAAAGATTTCCTTCCTTGGTGTCTATTTGGTGAGTTGAAAGAGAAGGTGTTAGGTAATATTAGTGACATATATGCTCAAGAGTGTGGTTTGTATAGTGATAAATACAAGGTAGCGGGTAGAGTTGATTGCATTGCAAAGTACAACGGTGTACTTTCAATTATTGACTTTAAGACATCAACAAAAGAACGCTCTGATAATTGGAATGAAAATTATTATATTCAAGGCTCTGCGTATGCAGAAATGTTCACTGAATTAACAGGAATTGATACAGACCAAATAGTAATTTTAGTTGTAACTGAAAATGGAACCGTACAAGAATTTATTAAGAAAAAAGGTGATTATTTAAATGCATTAAAAGACTCCGTTATAGAATGGGAAAGGAACAATGAAACAGATAGCAAGGGCCATCCGATTGTTTACAGATAAACTAAAATCTCATATTATTGTGGGGTTGATTGTGGTATTTGTGCCATCCTTTTCTTTAGGTCAAGATTTTCCTCAAAAACAAGATAATGAAAATAAATTAACTGAGGAAGTTGTGCCTAAAGTTGTACCACCACGGACCCCTAGTTCACTGCCATATGGTGCAATATTCATGTTGAATAAAGCTGTAGCTTGCAATGATACTCCTGTAATAAAAAATTATATTCAAAATATAAATGGAATGGTTCCTGTAACAATGGGCACAAATAAAAATCGAATGGGCGCTATATTGACAATCATACAATTATATGCCAATCCTGTCACTGCTACTTTTGCGATTGTTGAACATTTTGCGATATCAAAGAGTTGCATTCTTTTTCAAGGACATAATTTTGATATAATACTTCCAGAACGATATCACCCATCTAATCCCAGCCCGGGTCGCGGTCAAGAACGTCAAGCATATAAATTAAGGTATATGTAATGAGTGATCAAATGGAGAAATTAGTTACTAAGTATAAAAGTCCATTTTTGAGATGGTGGCTTTTTGCTATAGTAATGTTGTTAGCTGCTTTCGGTGCATTTCAGACAGGAATTATTGATGAAGTATATAAAGTAGATGTAACAGGATTAAGTTTTTTAATTGTGGGAATACTAGCTGTCATGTCAATTAAATGCGGCTTTGATACTTTTAAATTGACATCCTATGATGATATCACAGAAAAGGATATTAATGAGTCTTACTCTAAAGCAGAACTTGGTTGGTTCGTATCTGATCTTTGCTTGACATTAGGTATGATTGGTACAGTGGCAGGATT